TGGAACGCCTGTGTCTGCTGGGCGTTGCTGCCCATCGGCGGCTGCATCTGCTGGGATGCATCCTGCTGGGGCTGAGCGCCGAACTGGCCGCCGGTGGCGGAATTCAGGAAGCTCTGCATGCTCGCGGCTTGCGGCTGGACTCCGGTCGTCGCACCGCCGCCAGGCACATACTGGCCGGCGGCAGCAGCGGCCAGGTCCTGGAGTCCGTTGGGTGTAGCGCCGAGCACCTTCTGGTACTGGATCCAGTCAGCCGGACCTCGCAGCCCAGCCATCATCGACAGGTACTTCTGGGAAGCATCTTGCTGAGCCTGCCACTGCGCCAGCGCCTGCTTCTGCGCGTCCATCTGCTGGCCCCAGGCCTGCTGCTGAGCAGCCTGGGTGGTCATGCCGGCTGTCGGGGCTTGTCCCGGTGCGTAGTACTGGCCGTACATCGCAGCTAGCGCCTGCTGCTGGGTGAAGCCCTGATTTTGTGCATTCAGCGTTTGCTGACCCTGTATCGGAACCCCCCAGGTACCAAACGTGGTGGCGTACTGCTGCATCGCCGGAATCGTCGGTGCGCCCTGGTACATGCCGGTGAGCCCCGCCGCGGAGATGGCGTTGTTGAACGCCTGGGTCGCCGCGTCAAAGGCAAGCTTGTCGTTGTTGAACTTGAGCATGCCCTGGTTGTAGGCAGCTTGTGCGGCGTTATTGGCGCCCTGGAGGAGCAGCGAGTTGTTCTGGTAATTGGCGTAGTCACCACCATATGGATCGCTGCTGGAGCCGCCACCGCCACCTCCACCGGATCCCCCGCCGCCTCCTCCACCGGATCCTCCACCGCCTCCGGACCCGGCTGCGGTCTGGTTGTAGACGCTGACGGGATCGCCCTGACCCTGCCAGCCGGCGGCCTGCAGTTCCTGAGTGATCTGTGTACCGGTCTTGGCTCCGTTGGGCGTGTCGTAGACGTCGTCGCCGTACTGGTTCTTCCCGATGGGATCTGGCATGGCTTACTCTCCTGGACCCACGACCGGGGTGATGTTCGCCTGGGATGCGGTCGCCTGACCGCGGGGGATGTATGGCACCGGCACTCCAGACGGTGGAGTCGGCGGCGTGGCTTGCGTTGCCGCTCCGCCGGCCATGCCTGGTGGTGTCGGCAGCTTCAGGAATGGGTACGCCTTGAGCACTGCCCTGAACACCTGGGTGAACTGCTCCGGTCCCATGCGCGCCATCTGTGCGGCACGCCCCTGCAGATTGGGCGTGCCGTCCGGGTTGAAGAGCTGGTTGCGGTAGTACTCGAGCTTGTCGGTCTCACTCAGCGGCGCGGCGAACGGAGCCACGCCCTGGGGTGCCATGGCGGCGGCGATCTGCGTTGAGGTCTGATCCAACCAGGCGGCCAGGTCGGTAGCGATCGAGTCCATCAGATTCTGAGGTCGTGGCATGTCAGCGTCCTGGCGGCAGCGGCAGCGCGTTCTGGGGTGGACCGGGGACTCCGCCGGGCGCGCCAGGGATTCCACCCGGCGGCATGCCCAGGCCGGCCTGCGGCGGTGGTGGCGCTATCGGGAGGCCACTGCCTGGACCCGGTACGGGATTCGGAGGCATGCCGCCGACCGGCGCACCGGGAGGTGTACCCGGCGTACCTGGTACCCCTGTCGGCGGCGCCACCGCTCGCCCAGGGGGTCCACCGGGCGGCATGCCGGCCATCTCCTGCGGGCTGATGCCGGAGGCGGCGATCTTCTGCTGCTGGATGGTGCCGAGCTTCTGGAAGACCTGGTTCTTGAGTTCCTGCTGCATCTCCGGCGACTGCTTCAGGTCGTGCAGCAGCCAGGACTTTTCGACCTCGTCGGCATTGGCGCCCGCGTCGGTGACGGCGTCCTCGTAGGTGATGAGCTTGAGCTGCATCTTCTCGCCGATGGCGCGGATCTCGATGATCTCGTTGCTCGGCGTGGACGGACTCAGCCTGACGGTGTAGCGGTGGATGTTGTCCAGGTCGTCCGGGCCGATGGACAGCCACGTGCCCTTGGTCTGACCGGCGCCGCGCTTGCCCGGCCGGCCCTGCTCCTCGCCCCAGGCGTACACGTTTTCGGCGATACGGTTCTCGATCAGCCAGCTCTCGAAGCCGACGCGCTCGGCCAGGGCGATCTCGGCGTTGCTGACGATGGGGTTGAACGCCAGCCCAGCCAGGTACGCCGCCTGGTTGAGGGCGTACCCGGAAGTGTCGGAACCGACGGCGCCGGAGAACGCCGCGGGCATCGCCTTCTCGATGAGCTGCTGGATGTCGCCGAGCATGTCGGTCAGGTCCGCACCAGAACGGGGCTGCTCGATGGGCGAGATGTCGAAGGGGTACAGCTTGCCCGGCTGGATGGTGTCCCTGGCCGCCTCTTCACGCCCGTCATTGCCATACGGCGTGTTCGGTAGACCGGGAATCTGACCCGGTGCCTGGGTCTGTTTGAAGGCAGGAAAGCCAGTCCAGTACGCCGCGTTGGTCTTCTGCGTCAGCAGCGAGTCCAGCGTCTTGAACAGTTGCAGGTAGCCGAACAGCACACCCAGGCCGGCGTACTCCGGCAAGCGGCTGCCGGTGGTGATGCCCAGCGCATGGAAGTACGGACCCCGCAGCGTGTGCAGATACGGGTCTCCATAGGAATGCTGGGTGACGCGGCACAGCGTCGCCTTGCTGTTGCTCTTGGCGCGCTGGTTGGGACCCTGCAGGCAGATGATCTGCTTCTCGTCGTCCCACGCTTCGATGCAGCGCAGCGTGTGTGTGCCAGCGTGGCGCATCACCCTGGTCCACTCCGCTCGAGCCAGCTCGGCAGCCCGCGGGTCGTAGCCGCTCCAGGTGTCCGGTGGGATCACGTTGCCGGAGGCATCCAGCCCCGAGCTGAAGCGCTCGAGCGCTTCCAGGTACGGCACCTCTTTGATTTCGACGACGGCGGTCAGGCCGTTTTCGTTTTTGGTGTAGTACCAGGTCTCCGGCGGCACATCGGTGGTGGCCAGCGGGTACGGCAGCCCGAGCTTGTACTGCTCGGTGTGCTTGTCATACGCCAGGTCCTGGGCGTGCTGGTCGAAACCGTCCTGGACAAGCTGCTTGGAGTACTGGTCGGCGTCCTCGGTGTACGTGTTCCACACCTGGTTGGTGCGCTCGCACGTTTTGAGGATGCCCTCGCCCTTGGCCGCCAGGCTCCACATGAACAGGCGGAAGAGCTGACGGCGAGCTTCCTGCTCCTGGCGATTCCACGAGGCCTCGAAAAAGCGCTCGCGCCGAGTCGAGTTCTCCTGGTAAATGTCGCCGAAGCCGACCGGTCGGAAACTCACCGCCGGCGCGTTCACGCTGAGCGCAGCGGCAACCTTCTGGACGATGTTCAGCGCCAGGTTGGCGCGCACCTCGGCGGCGGTCTTCTGGTACGCCTCGGGGATTTCGACCGGATCTTCGCTGAACAGCGTGGCGTTGATGTCGCGGTACAGCGTGTCGCGCGCTCGGAAGTCGTACTGCAGCTGCTCGGCTAGCTCACTCGTCAGGCGCTCCGCGGTTTCCTCAGCGGATGCGCCCTTGCCCCAGGGGGCCGGCTTGGTACGCGTGAGCGTGGGCATCAGCCTTCGTACGCCTCCTCAACGGTGGTGGTGATGGTGTCGACTGGCAAAGCGCACAGAAAGACTGCGCGGCGGGCACAGAATGGGCAGAAACGGGGGTGATATTCAGCGTGCTGGAGCGCCTCGTCCGACTCGAGAACGGCGAAGCCGATGGTGCACTCGCGACAGGTCCCCTGAAACAGCGTCGTGCCGTGCGGAATCTGGATCGCCACGCTCATGCCTGCCGCCAGGTGTGATGGCGGTCGAAGTTCCAGCAGCCGCGGAACAGCACCCAGCGATAGGCCCACGACGCTGGGTACCACCATCGCTGCCGCGCGTACCTCACCCGAACACCAGGTCGCGGGCTTCCGCGGAGCGAGTTGGCTGGGCGTCCGCGCACAGGCCGTACCTGAGGGCGTCGACTTCATCGTCGGGCGTGCGGGTGGTGCCGACTTTGTCGGCGACGTCCTCAGGGTCCAATCTGTCGCGCACCATGGCCGGCAGGTTCTTGACCAGCTCTGGACAGCGCTGGTGCATGATCTTCAGCCGCGGCAGTGAGTCGAGTTCGACACCCCGCTGCTCGGCGACGTCGGGACCCCACGCCAGTGCACGTCGCACAATCGCCCAGCCCTGAACTCGCCGGTTGAAGCCCTCGACGATGTTCGGCACGCCAGCCTGGGCGTACACGTGAGCGATCGATGGCCGCTGCTGCTCACCGCGGTTGTTGAACATGCTCGGATCGAGCACCACCTGGGCGAGCTGTTCGCCCTTGCTGCGATCAAGGATCAGGCGCGCCTGCTGCTCATCGCGGAGCCCGGTGAGGCTCAGTTCACGATAGACGTAGATGCGGCCGCCCGGGCGCTCACGAGCCAGCCACAGGGCAACCCATGGGTGGGAGAATCCGTAGTCGACGCATACCCAGCGAACCCAATCGTCCGGGGGATCGAAGGCATCGACCAGGTGGTGACGAGGATCGAACTCGGTAAAGAACATACCTTCGGCGGCCACCCGCAGACCAAGCAGCAGGCGGTCTCGGAGGTAGCCAGTGAGGGCTTCGAGGGGCGCCAGGCGCTCAGGGGTAATGGTGGGGTTGTCGGCATGGGTGACCTTCAGGAAGCGGGTGGCGCCGCTGCTTTCGCGTTCGTACAGCCACCAGTTGGGCTCGCGCGGATTGAGATCGGCGATGATCTGCTGGTACGGCATCGTGGAACCGCGGCCGGTGACGCGCGTCGTCAGCAGCTCGTAATCCTCTTTGGCAACCTCGCTGACCTCCTGGACGTAGATCAAGTCGCCTTCGAAGGACTTCAGGCGCTCAGGATCGTCCAGGCCGAACAGGTACACCTTCGAGCCGTTGGTGTAGCGATACTCCTCGCCGTTCCACAGCTTGAGCGCCCCGGGCGGCACGACGTACCGCTCGAAGGTGCTCATGGCCGTCGACGTCAGGCTCTTCCTGGTCTGACGGACGATGGCGCCGCGGGCACCGGGGTACTTCAGCATGGCCAGGTTGAGCTTCTCGAGACACGCCCTGGACTTCCCGCAGTCGGCTGGGCCTTCGAGCACCACCTCGCGATCTCTCGCGCGGAACAGCTCGAGGTTGGCGCCGAAGGGGCGGTAGGGACGGGCGTCGTCGTCGAAGGTCTGCTTCTCGGTGATGTGCTCGACGACGAGTTCAGACTTCAGCGCTGGCATCGTGGTAGCCTGGAATCAACCCCCAAGGCGGTCACGGCTGACGAGCCGTTCGCGCGCATGCCGCTGCGGGGGTTCTTCATTGGTCAGACTTCAGCCCAGGCATTCATGTCCACCGCTTTGACGATGCTGGTCTGGGTGACGCTGATCTTCTCGCCGTAGACCTCGGGCTTGAGGCTCGAGAGCAGCTTGATCAGGGCTGCGTCAGACGGCCGCCACTCGTGGACTTCCTCGTACAGGTGCTCCCCGCGGTACACCTTGCGGACGAACTTCCCGCCGACGGTGGCACGCTCGACAGCAGTGACCTCGAGGTGCTCGACAAGTTCAGCCTTGGCCATGTTGAAGCGGAAGCTGAACGCTTCATCATGCTCGAGCCACTCTTGCACCCTGCCGCGACTGACGCCGGCCGTCTCGGCTGAGCCCTTGAGGTCACCGCTGGTCTTGAAGGCGCCGAGGAACTCGCCCTTCTGCTCGTCCTCGCTGTATGGCCCGCTGGGTAGGTGCAGCGTGCGGTGATTGGCCAGAGCGTTGCGATTGAGGCCAGTCTCGCGGGCCAGCTTCAGGATGTTCTGGGCGTGCTGGCTTAGCTGCTGGTTCAGCCAGTCCGCTCGGGGGTAGGCGCAGACGGTACAGCGCCGATGCACAGGGCCACTTTAGGTCACTTTCTGTCCTAAAGCTAGTTCAATCGGGCACGAACCAAGCCGGCTGGGTCGCCAATCGGGCTGGAATGCAAGCTCGAGCACGAATCCTGCCTGTCCGGAGCCCCCCCTGGGGCCGCGAGGCCACAGACGTCGGGCATGTCCCACCCTAGGGGTGCCTTCTCTGCGCATGCCCACCCCGGCTGTGCGCGCAGCTGCCGGTTGACCCGGTGGCTGCCGGCGCGGCCGCCGTCCGCCTCGCGCGCGATCCTTGTGTACGCGTGAGGGGAGCTGCGGCCGCATCGCCCACAGCTTGCGCATATCTCATATGGATTTCATGTTCAGGCCTGCGCAAATACCTATCGATACGCTATATTCCCTGTCATGGCACCCAACCCGATCGCGAACAGCACGTTCGTGTCCGCGCGCCACGGATTCATCCGTATCGAGCGCATCATCGCATCGCCGACGACTCCCCGCGAGTATGGCGAACAGTTCTACATTCTTACGGACGCTACCGGCGCCCGCGTCGGCCGAACGTATCGGTATCTCGTCAATGCTCGGCGACAGGCACGCCGGATCGCGGCCGAATCATGACCGCTCACGTTCACGCGGCACAGTGCGAATTCAGTTTCCTGTCGTGCTCATCTAGCACGTTCGTTGAAACCCGGCGTTGCACTTGCACAACGTTCGGCCGAGGCGCACAGCGCCGAGCGAAACGCTCCGCTGTCAAGCTTGTCGACCGGGCCGCGCGCGGTTTCGCTGAATTGCTCACGCCGGACGGGTACAACCCCAAAACCAAAAAGGGTCGCGCGCGAGGCTATTCGAGCGCGATTCTGCACTTTGCACCGGCGACGCTGTCCGGGCTCAACGTCTGTCAATTCGCGTCGCCGGAATGTCGCGCAGCATGTCTCAACACTGCCGGCCATGGTGGCATTGCACTTGACGCGGCCGGACTGAACGATGTCCAGCGGGCCCGGATCGCTCGGCTCAATTACTACCGGTACCACCGGCCAGAATTTTGGGCATTGTTGGTTGCGGCCATTCAAGCCCACGTGAGACGAGCGCTCAAACACGGTTTGACGCCAGTCGTGCGCCTCAACGGGACGTCAGACCTTCCGTGGGAACGCTTGCGCATGCTGGACAGGCGAACAATCTTCGAAGCGTTCCCTGAAATTCAGTTCTACGATTACACAAAGGATCCCCGCCGGGCCATTGCGTGGGCACGTGGCGAGATGCCAGCCAACTATCACCTCACATTCTCGCGTTCCGAGGTGAACGATGCGGACGTCCGCGATGTTCTGGCGGCCGGTGGAAATGTTGCGGTCGTATTCGATTGCGGACAAAAGCACGATTACGCGCTAATGCCGGAATTGTGGAGCGGCCGCCGGGTGATCAATGGTGACGCTGACGACTTGCGATTCTTGGATCCGGCCGGCGTCGTCGTCGGACTGTCCGCCAAAGGACGCGCCATTGGCATGGGATCCGACACCGGTTTCGTTCTGTCCGCCCGGGCCGCGTAAGCGGCCGCCGTTCACCCTGAGAGGCACCCAAACCATGATTACGCTTGAATCTGGCACCTTCGGATGGGATTACGTCCTGTCCAGCGATACCGGCGAGACGATTCTCATTCAGTCCGACTATGACTATCCCGGCGTCGCGCGGACATTCGGATGGGACGGGGACGACGACGACACGGAAGGCGCGGCCGCCTTCCTTGACGACAGCATTGGGGAATCCGTTGAGGATCCCGGCTATTTCAGCGAATAGGAAGGCACCCAAACCATGTCCAGCGAAACGACCACAGCAATTGGTGTCGCGATTGAAGCGCTCAAAACCTACGGGCCCATCGTCAATGGCGGAAATGTCTACGCCAGCGAAATCCGCATCCTGTCCGCTCTGCGGACGCTCACGCGCACATTTCACCATGCGGACGATTTGTCCGAAGTCGTCTGCACAGTGCCGGATTGCACCGGCTGTGACACCTATCAAGGGGCATTCCGATAATGTCTCACCAGCTAATCGCGGAATTGTTCGCCGCGCTCGAACAGGCAGACCTTTATCTCAATTCCTATGACACGAGCGCGCCGTCCAGAATCAAGGCCGAGACTCGCGCAGCCGTCGAGACCGCAATCGGTCTCGCGCGCTCATCAGTGTCGCCCGCGGTCCTGAAACCGGAACCGGCTTCGGCCGCCGGTCTGGACAGGATCCTCGGGCGGCCGCGCCTCGGCGACTTGACAGACGTCCCGTGCGAGGTTTGCGGACGTCTGACATTCGCCGGTCGCACCTGCTGCACCCCGCGCCATCCGGACGCGTATTGCCCATGCGACATGTGCCGGAGCCGGCTGCCATGACTCGCAAACCGCACGTAGACCCGCTGGTACCCACACGCGCCATTGATTGGAAGTTGGGCCACGTTCACGTGGCCACGCCTGACGCTGACGTCGTCAGCATGGTTGAGGCGGCCATGGCCGGCCAGACGGATCCCCGCTGGACGCCGGCCATCCGGCGCCAGACTGTCCGCTATGCGCTGTGGCGGCATCACCAGAACTTCGCGGAGTACGCGTGGGTGATGGGGCGCCACTGATACCGATGGCACCGGCTCTGGCCGGTGGAAGGCCCGGCGCCCGGTCCAAAGTCCGGGGCAATCTTTCCGGTCCTGAAAGGCACCCAATGCACACGCACGAGTTCCCGTTCATTGTCCCGCGAGTCGGCGACACGATCTACGCCATGCTTGACCCGGAGCGCACGCCGCTGACGGTCGTCCGGGTTGAGCCGATGGTGGTCTGCCAGAAGCCGGACGGCACCGAGGTGATGCTGTTCGCGCATGAGGTTGAGCCGCTGTCATGAGCCAACGTCGCACTGTCCGCCGCATCAGGCCGGCTGTCGTCGTCGGCTGGACGGAAGTCTGGTCCACGACCGACACCGGCTTCGCTCGCGAGGGCACTGTCATGGATACGCGGCCAGCTTCGACGTTGAGCCTGGTCGTCCGCCTCGCTCGAGCCCGCAAGCAGCTCGCGCAGCGCTCTCAGGCCGCAGAGGTGGCCTCGTGAAGCGCTGCGCGGACTGCGGATTCCAAGGCGAGGCCTGCGATTACGTACTGCGCCGGGTGCCATCACAGCCGGCCCACCGGGTGGGCCTGTGCCGCACATGTGCCTACTCACCGGCTCCAGACTGGCATCGCTGCCAGTTGCCGGCCATCGCCCACAGACCGCGCAGCGTCGCGACATCTCAGGTGCGCCCATGAGCCCCAAGCACGGGCTCCTGCACCACCCGTGCGGACACCAGACTCCGGTGTCCGCACGCGGCGACTTCTATACCTCGGAGCCATGCTCGCCACAGTGTCGCCAAGCGCTGGCGGCCAACATCATCCCATTCCGAAAGGCACCCAAACTGTGAACTCCGTACAAGCCCTGGACTACGCGCTGGCCAGGCTCAACAGCATCAAGATCAGCCCGGCGCGGCCGGACGCGCTCGATCGCGCAATCGAACTCGAGCAAGCCGTCCAGACACTCACCGCGCTGCGCCAGGTCATCATCGACAACGATCAGCGCCTGGCCGACCTGGCCGAGGAGGCGCGCTCGTGACCCTGGAGGAACGCGTGGCCCGCCTGGAGCAGCGTCTCGACCAGCTTGATCGCATTGAGAGCAGCCTCGACGACATCGACACCACGCTCAAGGCCCTGCGCGCAGACTTCGGGGTCTACGCCAACAGCAACGCGCGTGTCCTGGAGCGCATCCTGGCCACCCTGCAGGATCTGCAGCGGCGGCCAAGCTTTCGCTGGCCCTGGGAGTCGCGATGACCGCCGACAGCATCATCCTGCCTCGCTACGCCACGCGTCGTGAAAACGGCGCCTGGTACGTGGTCGACACCGAAAACGGCGACCTGGTCGCGTGCTTCGCCGGCAGCAGCGCCGGCGCCGCCGAGGCGCAGAAGTCCGCCGACATCTACAACCGCAACAATGGCCGCTCGCAGGCCGCTGTCGAGCTGCGCACCTGGCGCAAGGCGCACAAGCTCACCCAGACCCAGCTCGCTGCCACACTGGGCGTGCACTGGCTCACCGTGCAGCGCTGGGAGTCTGGCGCCCAGGCTGTCCCGTCATATCTGCACTTCGCCCTGAAGTACCTCGAGGAGCACCCGTCGTGAACCCCTACAGTCAAGAGTCCGAGGCCGAGCAGGAAGCTCGCCGCGCCGAAGACCTGGAGATCCTGCGGCGCGCACGCCAGAAGCGGCCGGCGCCCAAGAAGATCGGCATCACCAACATCGACGACCCCGACGAGCCGAAGTGGACGACTCACGACGCCATCTTCGGTCTGCTGATCTTCCTGGTCATCATCCTGGCCGTCGCGCTGTTCCTCCCCCACGCTGGGCGCTAGACTCTGAATCGAGCAGCGCCGTCAGCCCCAAGCTGTTCGCCCCACACGTGCAACAAGCCCCCTGGTTTCGTCCGCCGGGGGGTTTGTGTTTGTCCCTAATTCGGGCTGACGCCCGCGGCATAGGTGAAAGCAAACTGGTCCGGGAAGCGCTCCTGGAGTACGTCCAGAAGCGTGCGCAGTACTTCAGTTCTGTCGCCCGCGGGTACCTTGCTCAGCGTCTCGGCGAGCGCTGTCATCAGGATCAGACTGCAGCTCAGCTCGTCGACCGCCCTCGGCATCGACACCAGCACCGCGAGCTTGAGGCGCTCAGCGTCGTCCTGATCGTCGTCGGCCCTGACCGCGACCATCACCGTCGGAATGAAGCCATCGGTCGTGCGCTCGAACTCGTTCAGGAAGCGCATGAACGTCTCAGAATTCAAGTCCATTCAGTCGTACCTCACTGACCTGGCGATGTTGGCTCGGCCCTGCTCGAGCGCGTCTGCTCGATCCTGCTTACGCTTGGCCTCCTCTGCCTGGAGCCTGCGCACAATGGCCTCGTAGCCGCCGGCCCTTTCGACCATGGCCCTGGCCTCCTCGACGGCACCCCTCAGGTAGCTCGCCGAGCCGAAGCTCGCGTGCGGGCACAGCCACAGGTTGTCGCCGACCTGGATGAAGCGACACTCGAACCGGCAGCGCGGCTTGACAACACGCTTCACCACAAGCCTGCCGCCTTGTTGGCGCACACCATACAGACCCCGCGGTCAACCTCATGGGACAGCAACTCGCGGGTCTGACATTGGGTGCAAACAATTCGGTTTTCGGTTCCGGCTATATAGGTGGGAACCGAAAACCGAATCTCTCCAATCTCAAAACCGTCCGGAACGCGAGCCAGACGGTAACGCTTCGGATCATTCCGTACCCCGCTGCCGCGGACCTCAATAACACCCTCTTTGAGCAGGTCGTTGAGCGCCTTCAAGGCGAGCTGTCGCTGCAATTCAGCCGCCTCGACAATCGTTGACGTATCGCCCCAGTAGTCGTCCGCAAATTTCTGGATCACCTCCAACACCTTGGCCCTCGCTTCGGTCATCTTCAGGTCGGACACCGCCGCGCCAAGGCTGATGGTGCCGCTGGCCTCGTCCAGGGGCACGACGGTTTCGCTGATGTCCTTGCCGTAACGCTGGATCGTCTCGAAGGTGCGCCGCTGATCTTTCATGCGCCGCATGAGCACCAGCGTGTCGACGGCACCGAAGATCGCTGTGCTGCCCAGAACGTCGTCGCCGCCCTCGCGGACCATCTTGCCGAGGTGGTGCGTCACTGCGATGTGGCAGCCAGTCTGACGCGCCAGCTCGATCACCGGCTCAAGTGCGTGCGTCAGCTCTGCGTAGTCGCTCGAGTCCTTGACGCGCACCAGCTTGAACACGGGATCCACCACGACCAGCACCGGCTGGTACATCGCAATGATGTTGGCCAGTGCTGCCAGCCCCTCTTTGGTGCTGTCGGGCGCCGCGCCAGTGTGCAGGTGGACCGGCTCATCCAGGCCGCCCATGATGCGGAAATGGTTGATGACTTCGGCACGCTTCTCCTCGAGCGCCAAAACAATCACTGTGCCCTGAATGCACGCTCGATCCAGGAACGGCTCGCCGCGCGCCACGCTCATGGCCAGGTTGCGCGCCAGGACGCTCTTGCCGACCTTGGGCTTCGCACCGATCAGCGACACGCCGCCTACCGGGAACATGCCGTCCACGACGTATGCGGTCACCTCAGGCGGCTCCTCCAGTGCACCGGCCAGGCCGGTCAGGGTGAAGCCCTTCACCTTCGCGGCGCTGCCTGGCTTCGGCGTACTGGCGCTATCAACAAAGCTGGTCGACAGCACCTCAGCTAGCTCCGGCCAGTGCTTGACCACCGTCGGCAGCCCAGCGCATGGCTGGCCGGTAGCGATCCGTCTGGCTGAATCTTCAGCCAATCGGTCGATCTCGTCCTCCCAATGCCGCGTACGGTCCTCCAGGAAGCTTGCATCGCCTGCCCAGCGCGCGGCTTCCTTCAGCACCATACTGACGGCCGCCGCGGGCATGTGCCTGGCCAGATACCCGCTCAGCGGCAACAGGTAGTCGGTGTGGCGGCTGACCCTGGGATCGTTGTGCGGCCAACTCGCGGCGATGGCGGCCTGGATGCTGGCCAGGAAGACCCGGCTATGCTCTTCGTCCGACCAGGTTGGCGTGTCAGCGACCGCATTTATGGCCGCCTGTACACCCTGTGCCCGTTGCCAGACACCGACCAAATACTCGTTAGGATTCCAGCCGTCATCCTCTTCCACCGGGGGGAGCGACTCCCTGGGCCTGGGTGACTTCGCCAACTCCAGGATGTCCGCCATACCCAGGGTGCGCACTTCGTGGATACTGAGCCGGATCTTGTAGCGCTGCCCCTTCTTGTTGAAGCTGTTATCCAGTCGCCACAGTCTGAGCTTGTCGTAGACCGAAGTATCGAACGGAATGCCGCGCATCAGCTCCGTGGCGGCGGCTTTCTCGTAAATGTGGAGTTGGTCACTGGGCTCGAAGCCGCCGAACAGTGTGTGCGGAATCTCTAGATGAAAGCCCTTGGCCCCGCTGAAAGACACACGCAGCGCATCCAGGGGCACCTCGTTGTACTCGAGCCAATCCAGGAATTGGCGCACCCATACCAGGGCGCGAGCAGGATCCTGCTTATCGTCGAAGTCGAACGGCAGGCTGGCATCCCAGACCAGCCCGTCATACCCCTCAACGGTGCCATTGCCATTGGCGTTGACGTGGGCACGCGTCCACTCCACCAGGTCAACGGTTGCGCGACGATGACTGATGTAGCGCTCAGGGCCGTGACTGTCACCGCCGAGCTTCTTGTAGTGGCGCGGGTGGTTGCGATAATTCAGCGCGCCGAGGGCAGTATCAACATAGACGTAAGTCAATTCGGGGCCAGCCATCAAAACGGCCCCACCTGCTGGCAGCAGACACACCGCTCATTCTTGCTTGCTCGATACCGCATAGGCGGCAATCTGCAACCACAGATTTCACAGCGATTGAGGCGCTCCCCGGCCTGCTCATCCGCGCATACCTCAAGCACCCTGATCAGCCGCACCGCTTCCGCGCGTGCTCGCGGGTCACTGGTCCACTGCCGAATTTGCTGCGCCGACTGAATGGCGGACCTCAAGGTCAACCCATACTCAAGCATTACTGGTCTCCATGAGCAGCCGCATCTGCTCTGCCCGCTGCGCCTTGGTCAGCCTGCCTCCTCGAGGCGGCGCCGCGGGATTACGCACGGTCTTGCCCAGCGCGGCGTACACGCCAGAGTGGCTCGGATTGATGTTCGGCTGGCGCAGCGGATGGACGTTCTCGGCGTTCACCAGGTACGCGGCGTGCTGCTTGCCGTCGGCCGTCGTCCACTGCTTCAGCTCCAGGGCGCCATACACCAGGACGTGCTTGCCGGGCTGAGCCCAGCGATACAGCTCGTCCTGCTGGCGACCACGGAAGCGGACGACGACCTGCGGATGGGCGCCGCCGTCATCGACGACGTGGCCGCGAAACTCGAGAGTCTCGCGGCCATCGGCATCGAAGCGCTGCGCGGCTTCGTGGCTGACGATCAGGCGCATCTGGGCGTGGATGCCCTGGATGCCGCCGTCAGAAAGGTAGTGTTCCGTCGTCGTCATCGTCAGCAGGACCACCTCGCGGTTCAGCAGCGGCAACCGGAGCACCGCCGCGCATCACCTTCATCACGTAGTTGTGGTACGGACGGCTGTCCTTGCCCTTGGGCGTGACCATGCCGATGTACTTCAGGCCGATGGTGTCGCCAGGCTGCGGCTCGAGCGTTTCGAAGCGCTTCTTCAGCACGCTCCTGCCGAGCAGCACGCCGTACACAGTGCCGTCGTCGACGTCCTCGATGACGGCCAGCTCGGCCTCGCCCATCGAGGTGAAAATGGTCTCGGTGCGCTGGTAGATCCCGATCAGCGTGGTGCCGGGCTCGTCGTCGGGGTTCCAGCGCTCAGGCAGGCTGCCGTCGTCCTCGGCCAGGGCCGTGCGCAGATCATTCATAGACATCCGTTCTCGTTCTCCTGCATCGCTATGGCGCGAGGCGGCCACTAAACTCGGCTGCGATCCGTTCGATATCCCTGGGCCGCCACACACCGACGTCAGCGCCAGCAGCGCGCAGATGGCGCTCCCAGTGCTTCTGGTGCGGACTCTGGCGGCCAATGTCCGTCTTGAGTTCCCGATACTTCGGCGACTGGCCAGCCTTGACAAAAACCCAGTCCGGCCAGCCCCATCCGTCCATGTGCCCGTCGCGGCGATAGGTGTGCACGCCGCGCGTCGATGCCTGGCTGAAGCGAATGTGGAATCCGCACCAGCCATACATGCGCGCCAGGTGCATGACCGCGACTTCAAAGCTGTCCTCTGTTTCGCCCCACCTAGTGCGCGCCGCCACCGGCCAGCGCATCTTCGTACCGAACCCGATGCGAAGCCTTGGCGCGGCGGCCGGCGTCAGTGATGCACGTCTGCCCGACGCCGGCGCGGCAGATGCGGCACTTCACCATGCGGGGATTCACTGCGCCCGATCCATTCCGCCGCGTCTCATTGGCCTTGACCGACCGCTCGCTGCGCTGCTCAGGCGTGAGTGCCGCGTTGGCCTTGTACGCCATCGCCGAGCGCTGCTCGGGCGTCATGGCCGCGATGGTCTTGCGCATGGTCGCGGCCATCTTCGCGACGACCACCTCGGACAGGTGCCGCTTTGGCCACTCGCCGAGTTCGTTGCCCGGCGGCTGGCCCTTGTCGTGCAGCTGCAGCAGCGCCTGGCCCCAGCCGGAGTTCGGGTTGGGTGCCAGGTTGGCGTCGCGGATGACGAACGCCTGGCGCTCAACCTTGCTCAGGCCTTCCCGCTTCATGCGCGTGATCAGGCGCTTGCGGTTGAAGGACGGATGGTCCTGGAAGCGCGCCAGGAACATGGCCGTGCCGATGATGGTCAGGCTGCGGTACACCCGCGGCTCGCCGTCCCAGGCGTCGAACAGCAGGCGCAGCGCGTTGTTCAGGCCCTCGAGGCGGTACGTGGTGGCCACCTTGACCAGCGCGTCCACAGCGTCCACCCCGTGCAGGCCGCCGCCCGCGATGTGCGGCACGTGCAGGCCCAGCTCGTGGAGCACACGCTGGATGCCGAGATACTCAGGCAACCGCTCGGCGACACCGGCGTGGTAGCGGTCGAACGGAGTTTGCTTCAGGTAGTCGCCGAACTTGCGGTACAGGCGCGCCTCGTCCTCCAGGCTCAGATCGATGAAGACCAGGGCGTCCATGGCCGTCAGGCCCATACGCTCCGCGGCGTCCTTGCGATGCTGGCCGTCTATCACGGCAAACGTCCCGTCATTGCGCATCGACAGCAAGATGACGCCGAGCGCTTGACGGTCGAACTCCGACATCAGCTTGTTGACGCGCCACGGGCGCAGTGGTCGGGCGTAGCCGCCTGACTCAGTTCGGAAGTGAACGAACATCTTTGAAAGCGGCACGTCGTGCTCGAAGAACGTCCCGCGAACCACCTCCGCGGGATAGGTCTGGGATGCCGCCGGTGCCTCTAGAACTCGCATACAGCACCTCTGGTGTGTGTGTAGGGCGGACAAAAAGACGGCACCCCAGTGGGGTGCCGCGTGCATACAGAGCTAGGCGCTCTGGACGTCTGGCTGTACCTCCTCTCGCTCACGTCTGAGGGCTTCGCTGATGACCGAATGGCGTGTCGGCAGCGCGCTGCCGTCCTCGATCCAGCCGAGCTGGTTTTCGATGACGCGTACAGCCCTGCCCAGCGCCGCGGACCATTTGTCGCTGGTGATCCCACTCGCGGCATCCAGCAGCGCCAGCGCCTCGGTACGCGAGACGATCACCCAGGCCCGCCGGTCGCCGCCGCCAGCCATCAGACCCCGAGCTTTCGCCGCGTCTTGCGCGGCATCGCCTGGTCTGCTGGCAGCAGCCAGTCATCCAGGGTTTCGCGGCTGATCGCCGACACGTCGGTCACCGAGCGGACGCCTGGCACGTACTTGCAGCCGAGCATCGCCGTGTCGTGGGTGGTGCCGTGCTTGGCCAGGTCCTCCTCGAGCTCCACGAGCAGGAAGCGGCTCACGGCTCCAGCTCCATGAGCAGCGCATCAAGTTCGCGCTCGAGCCGCTTCGATTCAGCCAGCGCGGATTGCGTCCGCTCCTTGAAGTACCGCCTCTGCGCCACGCGCATGGCAGCGGCCTTCTCGGCAATCTTCAGTAGCAACGTGAACGACAGTGACAGGGTCATGGTTGACGCAGACCCCACACGATCAGCACCACCAGGCCGACGATGATGGCCATCAGCAGCGTCAGCGCCAGCGCCACGGTCACCCCTCGCCAGAAGGCGCGGTTTTCGTCATACAAATACACACCGCTCAGGGGCAGAGTCTCGCGGTGACCGGCCACTGTGACCGAAAGAACGCCTCGCCGCTGGTAGCCAGCATGCGCGCCGCGGTTGACCATTCGGACTGCCTGTTGCCTGGGACCACGCCCCAGGCTCTTGCCGTTGAGCCGATCCACTGGAGGTACCCCCGCGCACCGCTGTAGGGATTGACGGCGCCACCGTAGTGGCGAGACTCGAGGCCTTCGATGCAATACAGGCGGGCGCCCAGCGCACCGCAGATCGGCATGTCGCAGGCGGGCACGACCACCACCGGCGTCTCTTCGTCGACAGCGGCCTCGTCGACCGCAGGAGTCTCGACAGCGGGCACGTCGACGCACACATCGCTGCCGCTGCACACCGCCTGGGCGAACATGACGAAGCCCAACAGCGCCGCCACTAGGACGCCCCCACTGGATCAGGCCAAAGCTTGGCCTGCGGACGATCCGATGAACGTTTCGGCGCTGTCTCCATGTCGGCGAAATGCGCCAGCAGCTCGATGTTGCGCTGCCACAGCGGGTTGCTCAGCAGCGTCGTCAGCGCCGTCGCGGCGCGCATGGCGTCGTAGCCGCCGGCCTTGTATCCAGCGCCGTGACCGTCGGTATAGCCATCGCGGTACGCGTTCCGGATGAACATGCACTCGCGGTCCGTCAGGACCACGCGCTCGTCGTCGTCAGCGTTGAGCCACTCGATGCCGTCGAGATCGGGCATGGCGATGCCCTGGTCGTCGGTGGTGGTCATGGCCTACGCCGCCTGCTCGAGCTTGTTTTCGGGCGGCTCGTGCTTCAGCTCTGCGAGCTTCTCGCGGAACAGCCAGGTCGCCAGCGTGCCCGGGGCGACACCTTCCCGCTTCGCGCGGTCATACACCTCGGCCTGCTCTGCCTTGGTGATCTCAATAAAAATCCTCGGCATGTCGGCCGAGGATGCATCGCCAGAATTGGCTTGTGGTGCTCAAACGCGCAACCGAATTCGATTGCGTGGCTGACCAGTCAGAAGCGCATCAGGTAGTGGTGCAATCCGAGGTGGAGCATGTTGCAGCCGGTCGTGATGATGAAGGCTGCGGCGACCTCCATGCGCCCGTGGTACTCCTGGAACAGGCGCTTCACCACGCCTGCGCAGTCACGGCCGCTGTGCTCCTTGGGCACAAAGCCATGCTTCTCCAGGCCTGTACGCAGCGTGCCCGACGTGATCGGCTTTGGCCACCAGTGCAAGCCCACGTTTTCCATGGTCGGTTCCTCGTCCTCATGCTCGCCGATCCAATCAAACGAATGGTGCAGCCCCTCAGTGAACTCCTCAGGCGTGCGGCCGTACTTTGTCTGCGGCTGCTTGCGGCCCTTGACAGCCTTGAGCCCAAAGCCCAGATCAAGCTGCACCGCCTGGCCCCTGACGCGAAGCGCCTGGTCGACCTTCTCCTCGAGCTGCTCGAGCCGCCGTACAGCGTCCTCGAGCCGCCGTGCGCGTTCCATACCGTCCAGGTAGTCGCCGTGGTTCGCATACGGCTGATCGGTGACCTGCGCGATCAACGCCGTGAGCTGTGCAACAGCCAGAGCGGCCTGGTCCTGGGGCACGCGTCGAACCGGCGTGGTATCGAACCCCGGCAGGTAGTCAAGCCTGACCGCGTCCCCAATCCAGGCGCCGCCATAGTCCGCGGTGTATTGAACTTCCACGGTCACGCCGATACGACCAGCACCGCGGTTGGTCGGCACCCACGTCGCTGCGCGGTGCACCACGCCAGGCGTGTCCTTGGCTCTTGCGAACAGATCCCGAAGCTGATCGTCCCCGCCGCAATTCTCCCCCTGACCAGGCCGAAACCAGGCGCTGGCCGGCGTGTGGACCATCTCTTCGTTGCGGTAACCCAGAAGCTCGCAGAAATCCTGACTGATGCCACGGAGCGTCCCAACTCCGTCATCGAGGATGATGCATGTGAGTTGTTCGGCCGTATCGCGGTACAAGGCCCGAAGCCCCCTTCAGCCCGTCAGTTATCTATTGGATGTTCTACGCCCCTGCACGGCCCCAGGGCGCTCAAACACGCAATTCAATTCGATTGCGCACGATTGTAACCGTCCCCTACTCAGTACAACCTCACCGAGTGCCGGCTACCCACCCTGCGTGATTACCCCGGAGGCGCAAACGCGCAATCGACGGGCGTTGAGCGTTTGAGCACCGCAGCAAAAGGGGCATGCCCCACACTCGTGGTGCATGCCCCTGCGCAAGCCGTTCACCGTCGACCCTGACTACGTGCCGCCGACGTTACCGCCGGAGGCCGACGCCGAGGTGCAGCGCATCCTGGACGCCGCCGCGCGACGCATCCTGGAAGAGCGGCTCAGTAAAACCGAATCCGATCTCCCACAGAAGCGGGGTGGATCTCAACGCGGCGCAGCACGGCGCGGATAAGGGCGCGTCGCTCAGGCACAGTCAGCTCTTCCCAGTCATGAGTCGCCGACAAGACGGTCAGCGGCTCCGTTGAGCCCTTCAACTGCTCGTATCGGTCAGCCGCAACGCGCGCAGCCACACGCATCTCTGCAAGCCTCGCCTGCGCCTCCTCGAGATCATCCAGATCGTCCCCGGTGAGCAGGGCAATGGCATTCTTGAGCCGCCTCTGCGCTTGATCTGCCTGGGCAGCAGCACCACGGATCTCCTGTTCCAGACTGGCTGAGCCCGCCTTGTTGATCAGGCGCTGGCGCACCTCACGCTCGACGGCGTCTTCGACCAGGGTTGCGGAAATGGTCACCGGCGACGGGCAGTCACCAGGCATGCCGCAGCGATACAGCGCATAACGGCGACGAGAGCCACCCTTGGCTTTCTTCATGGTGCGGTTCCAGACATTGGCATTCGTCATCCGCGCACCACAACTGCCGCACACCAGCACCCCCACGCGGGCCAGGAGCCGCTCTGATTTCGATGGCCGCCCTCGCGGCGTAACCCGGTCGCGAGCACGCTCAAACAACGCTCGATCGATGATGGGCGCATGGGCCATCAAGTTGACCAACTTGCCGACGTGGATCTCCCCCAGGTACAGACGGTTCGAGAACATCGTCTGCGTTCCGCGGTAAGAACGGTCAATACCATGCTCGCGCATGTAGTCGCGGCACTGCGTCAGGGAGGCGCCATCGGCGCGCATCCTGAATACCTCGATCACGACAGGCACCTCTTTATCGACGGGAACGAGCTGCCCGCTCGTGTTCCTGACATACCCAGGCGGCAGGTTGGGAAAAGGCGGGACGCCGCGCGCGACCGCATCGCGACGGGCGACATCGGTTTTCTCGCGGGTGATGCGGACATGGTATTCAGCCATCAAGCCGTGCAGCGTCGCGTTTAGCCAGGACGCGGCGGTCTCGTTGGTGACTTCGCCGATGTCCAGCGCCACGACCTTGCCGCCGGCGTTCTCGACACGCTCGAGGACATCGGCCTGAATCGCAAGCGAGCGCACCAGTCGGTCAAAGTACGCGACGACGACAATGTCGGCGCCACCGCGCTCTATCTGCTCGATGGCCGGCCGCAAGCCTGTGCGCTTCGCCAGCGGCGTCTTGCCCGAGACATTGAGTTCCTTGTGAACGGTGGTCAGGGTGATGCCCTGCGACTTACACCACTCAGAAAGCTTTGCCTCCTGCTCGCGCGGGGAGACGAAATGCTCCTCGCCCTTGAGCTTGCGTTTGCCGACTTTCGAGACGCGGATGACGCCGACGGCGCGCTGCGGCGTGACGACATTGAGATGCGGACGGTCGGGACGAGCGAGACGCTCGTCGTACTGGCTCAGTACCATGGCAGACGTTCGGTCCAACCAATTTCGGGTCGATTCGAACTGCATTGGGATCGCATGATACTCCCTTTATATGCGTTATCGAACTCTAGTGTCAAATAACGCAGTATCACCAGCAGGGATTGGGCGCCGTCGGGCATACTGAAAAGCGCGACGCGTTTGGGTGCCAACTACAGGCTCGTCGCGAGCCACGCCTCTGGTCACGGCCAGGGGCGTTTTCTTATGGTCGGTCGGCGGCGACATGAGCAGGCCTGACATGGGCATCACCCCATTTCCGGGGCTAACCAGTCCTGGCAGCCCGCCTCCCGCCGTTGTCACGGCCACGTTCACTCAGCTCGCGCACCAAGTCGCGGAGCGCCCGCTCGTACATTTTGGGCACAGCGCCGCCACGACGTTGCTCCCAACGGTAGATACTCGACTCAGTGCTACCAACCTCTTCGCCAACTCGACGAGCGCTCAGCTTCAGTCCCCGTCTGACAGCACGCGCTTCATCCCCCGTCATCACACCTAGAATTGTAAGCACTGTGCGTACTCCAGAGCGGCTGAACCGCACTACACGCCGATGCTTTGGTTGAGCTGCTCCCCTCACACACGCTCCCCTCTGCGACCCCCGGGTTTTGTACTCATGGCGCTAGGCTCGATGTTTACATTTCCACGTCTTAGCGTAAAGTCTTCAAGAAGGCTAGAAGGGAGCACGTGTGGCTGTAGAGCAACGACGCATGGACGATCTGGACGACGCAGAGGGTGAGGCTGAAGCCCGAGAGCTGGTGCGGCGGCACCCATTCAAGCTACCGACCTACAAGCTTGAGAGGGTGCACGTGGCGACCCTCAATGTCGATTACGCGCCGCCTCACGGTCAGGGGTACGCGAGGCCTTTGTCAGAATCGCGCCTGAAGCAGCTCAGAGTGGAATGGGATCCGCTGGCTGTCTCGCCGCTGACCATCTCCAGGAGGCCCGACAACACGCTCTTCGTAATTGACGGCAATCATCGCCGCGTCGTCGCGTACGAGAAGGGAATGCTGCAGCTACCGGCGATGGTCCACAGCGGGCTCGAGCGGGCCCAGGAGGCTGACCTGTACGTCAAGCTTGGGACGGTCTTAGGCCAGACGCCCTGGACCAGGTTCCGCTCCAAGCTGGTCGCCGGCGACAAGGCAGCACTGCACATCGTCGAGATCGCCGCGAAGCACGACCTCGAGGTCAACGGTGCGTATGCCAAGGCTGATGGGAAGATTCAGGCCGTGGCCAGGATTGAATGGATCTACGCCCGCGGCGGCGCCGAGGCACTCGACTGGGTACTGGGCTTCCTGACCACCGCTTTCGGCCCGGAGCGCGACGCCTATGGCGAGATGCAGCTCGAGGGCATCCTGGGGTTCTGGGTGCGCTACGCCGACAAGGTAGAGCTGACCGAGGTTGCGCGCATGGTCGGCGCCGTCGGGCTGAATGCCTGGTATGACCGCGCGGCTTCGATCTGGCAGCGTGTCGACGTCGGCACCCGCGGCAACACGTTCGGACTGGCCGTCGTCGACATCGTCAACGACCGCTGGCGCAAGCAAGGAAAGAAGGTCAAGGACCTGCTGCCTGCCTGGGAAACCAACATCGGCGCCTTCGGGAGCCGCCTGCGCCCGGTTACCTTCCGCGATGTGGCCCACAACTGGACGACCTCGTCCGCGCGCAATCCCGCGCCGCAGCAGCTGTCGATGGCCCAAGGGGAGATGCGGTGAGACGTGAACAGAAGCTTTCCCCGCATCCGAAAGCTGGCCAAGGCAAGCTCGACTAGCGTGGAAGTCCTCGAGAGCATCGCTCCAAGTGACGTCCCTCAGGACGCGCAGCGGCTTGGCCAGCGGGGAGTCTGGCAGGAGCTGATCGCTCGATTGATCGCCGATCAGGAGCAAGGGCTGGTGACGGTTCTACGGGTTCCGAATGAAGACGAGTACAAGCGCATGCGCAACGGCATCGCCGACACCATGCGGAAGCGCGGCTTCATCGTCAAGGCCAAGGTGCAGCCGGCCGCGGGCAGCCTGAGGGTGTACCTGGAACTCACCAAGAAGCCATGATCGATCAGCGTGACCTGGAAATGATCGGCAGGGCCCTCGACGCGCTCGAGGAACTCCACGATTTTCAGGCTGTCGGCGATGAGAAGATCCGCCACTGCTTGTGCCAGGAGGCCAGCGCCTGGCGCGCTGCTCGAGCCGTATTTGTGCACTGGCGCCAGGAGCTTGGATTACCAACACTGCTACGAGACCGGATATGAAGTGTCCTGAGGACCCGATGGCCCTATGCGGGTTGCCAATCGGTCAGTACCACTGCCCAGACTGTGGCTGCATGCAGGTCGCGTGTGTCGCGCACGTGTGTGACCCCGACGACTGCCTGCTCGAAGATTGCGACTGCCTCCCCGAGGGAGTCCACAAGTCTGCCAATCTGCTGGCCTGGGAGGCAAAAGGTGAGTAGCCCCGAGCCGCCGGGCTATCGGCCCTACCCCTACATGTACGCGCAGGGCAAGCAGTGGGTGCCGCTCGAGGACGTACGCAAACTCTGGC